CGCTGCTTCAACTCGTCCACCGCCATCGCAGTGACACCCGGCGTCCAGACAGGATGGGTGAAATGCGCTGCATAGGCTTGCATGGCCTCATCCATCGTGGAGAAGCCAAGCATCACCTTGTCCTCGTCATAAGCACCCTCCACTTCATACTCAGTGCCGAAGTAGTTGCGCTGGTGAAGGACATAGGCCATTGGCGCGGACGGATTCTCGCCGATGTACACGTCAACCGGATCCCCGTCAGATCCGCTCGTACCCGGGATCTCACCATAAAAGTTCTTCATCTTCATGCGCCATGGGCGCCCATTGCTATCACGTCCCTCACGCAATGAACCCGGCACATTCTCGATGTAACAGAGGATGCCTTGGAAGTTGATGGAGCCCTGGTAAGGGTACTCTTCTCGATTAGGCTTCGGAGGCGGGCCCAAAACCGCCGTTCGCTCGGTAATAGGAATGCCGATGATGATTGCCGACACCTAACGCCCTCCCATCACAACCTGGCCGCCTGGACCTATCACGCTGGGCGCCGCCTCTCCAGACCGCCAGCTCTTGGGCATGTCGAGTATAGCTGGGACACGATGCAGACTACACCCGCAAAATGGATGAGTTGGGCCTTCAATGGGCATCCACGCCGCCCGTTTCTTGCCGACATTTGTCCCATTCCCAAGCAGCTCCTTCATCTTGAAAAGACGCGGCGCACCCCCATCCAAATACAGCTCGATGCAATACCTACATGCATCACCTCGAGGCAGCCGGAACACCAAGATATCCCGAGCCTGACCAGTCGCTCGGAAATGCTCGTCTTCCTGTTCCTCCCAGGATTCCGTTTGTGCCGAATGAGAAGCAGCCGTCATCTCCGTCTGAACCACCCGCTCCAGGTCCCGCGACCAGTCCCCGGTGAGGTGCCCAATATCGCTGACCTGCCGGTTGATGGTCGAGCGGAATGCGTTGTCGAAGTACTCGGCGCTAAAGCCCCGGCTGACACCCTCCGCCTCAATGCGGGCAGCCGCCTCATCGTCACCGAAGCGGGCAGCAGTCACATCACGGATAAGCCCCCTCAGCTTCTGATCCAATGTTCGGTCGTGCTCGATCAGCACTTGTCCGATGTCTTGGTCCACGACGTTCCCAAGCCCCACGATAGCCGCAGCCCCATGCTGCGCCGCGTGCCTCGCCGCGTGGGCCTCCACGACCGTCTGGGGGACGGGGTTGCGCCGTATCTCGTCCTGTAGCTCCTCCAGCGTGTCACCGTAACGGCTCTGCGCTGATGCCTGGTCCAGATGGGCTAGCATCGCCCCGTAGGCGTTCATGGCCTCCACGAGCACCTGCGGCGAGTCCTCATCGGGGTCGACAATACCTAGCGCGATCGCCTTGGCCCAATCCTCCTGAGACACAGCCTCTCGCCCGTAGATGGCCGCGGCCATCGCACCATGATGCTCACGAATGATTTTCGTGATGTCACGAGCCACCGTGGGTGTGATGAGTACCGACATCTCTCACTCCTCGGGGGTTAGGGCGATGTACCTCTCAATGTCTGCTTCGCGTGCCGCCCGATTCAGCCGCTCGATGATTGCCTGCTTCATGGACACCAAGACACGCCCGTGCAGGTCAGCTGCCTCGGCTACTGCATCCTTAACCACCCGGTAACGGGGCTCCCGCGCGACATGCACATGCCGCTGCGTAGCGCCGCCGACCTTGATGGCCTTCTCAAGCCATTCATCACGACAGGCCCCGTCAGCCTCAGCGATGTCCGCCAAGGCCGACAGGGCCTCCTCGGGATGGTCAGCCACCGCTCCATGCGGCGCTTGGACCCTAAGTTCCACCCGCTAGTCCTAGACGGACGGGGGTGGGTCCTGCACGATCGGGAATACCCGCGTGACCCCGCCATTGGCGAATTCGGACTCGGTGACCGCCAGATCGCCTTCGAAGCCATATTGGCTCGCGCGAACGGTGTGATCGATGCTGTCGAAAGTGATGGCAGTGTCAGCAGTCCGCTCGAGGCGGAAGGTGGCAATGCGCGACCAGTTGCTGTGACCCAGGAACGACGTGATCTCCGCATCAGTAGGAGCAACAGCATCGCCTACCGCAGCCACATCACCAAAGACCACCTCGACAGCCGGCGTGTCATCGGCAACGCCGCGCGACAGAACCGCTGCACCGATGGCTTCCTTTCCGCTGGTGGCGCCCCAGTTGATCTGGTCACCAGCAGTAGGGTCAGCATCGACCTGTGCGGCCAGCTCGGTCGGGGTACCGGTGATGACAGCATCGACGATCTGACTGGTGTCAATGTCGACGTTGGGCGCAGTCGCTGCACCCGAAGCCTGGGTAGTGCCGCCGTTGGTCAGTACCCCACCGGTGACATGGTTGTTGAGCCACGCGGCGGTGGCATTCAGCTGGGCCAGAATCTGGTCAGCCTGGGCATCGATCAGAGCGGGTGATCCCATCGGGGGTACTCCAGTGGCGGGTCAGGGGTCTAAGTCTACCGTGTACTGAATCAGCACCCGGCTGTTTCGCTCAGACTTTATAGCCTCATCGTCCTTGATGTCAAACGGAGAAGCCCCGTCCTTGTCCGATACGGCAAAGCCTGTCTTGTCGTCATAGCCGTCCTGATCGGACGGCGCATTGGCAGATTCATCATCCTCATTCATAAACCCGCCGCCGTCATCCCCACCTCCCGCGTCCTGCTGAGCCGCAGCCTCCATGCCCTGCACGTACTGAAGCCAAGTGGGATCAAGAATAATCTCGCCCTTCTTATCTGGCAGGGGAGCCAGCTCCATCCGTTCTCGAGCCTCGTTGACGGTCAGCACGAACTTGGTCTGCTTCATCAGCTGGTCGATCTCCCCCTCTAGTCCAGTCTCGTCCAATCCGTAGGGGTGGACCTCGAAATCAGGGTTCAAGCGCTGCACGAAATGGGCATTGAGACACTGAAAGAACCACCGCACCAAGGGGCGCAGACCCAGATCCTTCGATGCCTTGAGCTTGTCCTCAATGGGCGCAGTACCCATGGCCTGTGACTGCCCGGTGTTCCCGTAGGAGAAGTTGACCTCCTCCGTAGCGATGTTGTACCGGGCACATACGATTTTGATCAGGAAATCCATCCACGACGAGTATTCCATGTCGCGGTTGGACATCTGCATGTTGATCCATTGCAGCTCTTCAGCGTTCGTGATGGGTGTCCGCCACGCATTCGTGACACCGCTGACCATCGCGTACCACTGACGCCGGAACGCTTGCAGATGCTTGTCGGGGATCGCGCCCTTGAAGTTGAGAACGCCCTTCGTGGCGCTACCTTGGGAGAAGAATCTTCGATTGTAATCCATGCCCCATAGGAAGCCGGTGATCTCACGAACGAGCGTCTCGATCTCGGCTGTGCCGTAACCAAAGGAGCGAATGCCGGATCGTGGGTTCCGAATGCAAAATGCCAGCTCGGAATCGGTGAAGGACTCAGCGATGGCACCGTTGATAACCTGGACTGCAAATGGGTCTCCCTTGTCCCGCGTCCCCGGATCAATCAGCCGGATAGTCGACGGGTCCACAATGCTGATGTAGCTAGGCTTACCGGCCCGGTTCGGAACCACCTCGAAGGTAGCTTGGTCGAAGATGAGTGAATCCGACATGAACTGATTGCAGAAGGTAAGCAGGGGAACGCTCTGATCCGGACGTTCCGGATCCCAATGCCCGGTGTGCAAGACTAGCTGCTCCAGCCGCTCAGCCTCCTTCTGCATCACCTTGGTCATCTTCTTGTTGCTGCGCCAGTCCCGGTTGCGCACACGGAACCCAGGGCTGTTCCGGTCCTCCGGCAGCTCGCAGAACATACCGACTTGCTTCACGCGGGTCTGCACCACATCAGCCACAACCGGCATCCCGCGTCCGACCATCTCCATCGCCGCAAATGTCAGGGCTGTTGGGCGCTCACGAAAGCCCATCGCCGCAACCAGATCGAAGGGGTCGAAATGGATGGCCTTGGGATCACGCGCGGGCGCCCCATCCTCGGATGGCTCGAGCGCATGGGTGCCATCCTTCCCGTTGCCCTTTGCCTTCGACGCCGCCTTGCTGATGCGGTCATCGATATCGTCCATGCGGGTCTGATTCTCTCGACCTTCAGCCCATTGATTCGCTGCCGCCAGCCCAGCTCGAGCCGCGGTGCCTGCGAAACCAAGAAGATCGTCTGCCAGTCCCATGGCTACCCTTTCTCAACTGGAAACAACCCGCCCTGGTAGCCGGGAGCCAATGCACCTGGCTCGGAGAAGCGTATTGCACCCACCTGATGCGGAAACTCGGCAATCATCGTGTCAGCAGATCTGCCCTTAACGAGATCAAGGGGATTCTTGCTCAGACTTTTATCGACATCCGCATCCTTGGCGATCTTGCCCTGCCGCTCCATTGACAACGCAGCAGCCACCGCCCGGTCCTGCGGGTACCCCTTGTCTCGGACGAGATGACTGATTTCCTTGGAAACGGTCATGCCCTTACCCTTAACCAGATCAAGAGGATTCTTAGACATCGTCATCACGCCTCCGTACCCCTGTCGGGTGGGTCAGGGTGCCATTCCCATAGCGCACAAGGTCCATGGCACTGGTAGTGTCTCGCTCGGCCACCTCATACTCAGGGGCACTCGGGCGCCCCAAATCCGGGCGCGAGCCCATCGGCCCATCATTGTACGCGGGCGAGTTGGCATAGGTCACAGCACCCTGACGGAAAACTGGAGGCTCGGGGGCGGTAGCTTTGACCAAATCGAGAGGATTTGTAGATTGGCTCTTGCTCGTAGATCCCTTATGCACTTTCCACTCCTTGTCAGCAAATAGGACTCCGCGCCCTAGTATATTCTCGTCAACACCACGCTGATTCAGGTGCTGAATCGCGTGTAAGTCAGATGCCTTCTTCGGGTAGTGCAGATCCCAATTACCATTACTCCGCTTACGGGCTGCGATAGGTTTGCCCCGGTTACGCCCCTTCTTAGGCTTTGAGACCAACACAGTCCCCGCCGGATACGCATCCATGTCCGCTTCAGTGTGGACCTGATGCTCACTCGGGGGCTCTGCCTCTTTCGAGATAGCCGTGTAAACATAGGTATAGCCCCCGCCCGGCGCAGGCTTACGCGAGATGTACTTATGGCTCTGAGCCTTCTCAAGTACCTCGTCAGCCTTACTCAGCCCAGGCAGCTCGGACGGATGAATGTTTCCATTAATCAGATCAAGGGGGTTGACGTTGCTCATGGACTTCCTCGTAGTAGCTGCATGTTTCGCGGCAGAAGCCATAGCTTCCTCCCTCGTGCCAATCGCTGTCAGCGCTCCCTTCAGCGGCCCATGCTTCTTGCGATCATGATCAAGCGGATTGAAATCAGACATCTCTGGCTCCAAGCAGACGGCACAGGTCGAAAGCCGCCTCACGATTGATGGTAGTAGACAGCTCACCCGTCACCATCAAGTAATTCGGAATCCCTGCCTTTCGCAGGTCCCCAGTGAGATGGTACTCGTCCCCGGTCCGCTGGACAAGGATGCCATCAGCCTTGAGAAGCGTCCGTAGCTGCTCAGTTACATCAGCGCGCGCAATGGCTTGACGCTCGCCCCCCAGATTGAAGTACCGCCGCACGGTCATCCGATGGTTGGAAGTACCATACAATGATGTGAGCAGCGCATGCCCACCCTTCACAATGTCCGCGCCCACCTTGAACCGCCCGTCTGCCAACACCTCAATGGCTCCAGCATCCTCGTGCCGATCCCGCGGGTGCAACAGCATCCCCGGCTCCAGGTCGTCACGGTGCCCATGCACATTAACAGAATGGGGCGCACGGGCCTTCCGAAGCCCGAAACGTAGCGGTGGGGAGGGTGGCACCTTGCGCGCCTTCGTCAGGCCCCCAGACGAGATAGCGCTAGGAGCAGGTACGCTTGGACTATTTAGATTTCCGAAGATGACAAAACCACGCATCTCGAGATCATCCTCTTCGGTGTCTTCCTCATCGTCAACAGACGTATCGATTACCGAACCTACAGCATCGGTAGCATCCCCGGCCTTATCAATGCCCCTGGTACCGCCCGCTGCTAGCGGCGAGGCTTGCAACATAGACTTCCTGTGGCTCACGGGCTCAGGCACATTGGGCCCAAACCCCATGCGCACCCACTTTTCGTGACCTGTCATGTGATGCAGATGCTGACCAGCAACCGCACCGCCCTGGGCTCTCAGCTCTGGATCGCTGCTGGTGTGCATGTCCTCAGCCGCATCCAACGCCCGTCGATGAGCATCCGCCGCATCCTGATGGTCTTGCCGCGTGAAGCCCCGGTAATCCTGTGGCTTCTTGCTCGCATAGATGGCCTTACCGCTAGCAGTGCGCCCTATGACATGACCACCACGACTCCCCGCACCACCAGCCTTCAGCAGCAAGCGCCCTGAACGCGGATCCATGAAGAGAGCCTTCTTCACCGGCTCAGGCTGGATGTCCTCCCCATTGTCATCAGTCCCACTGATGCCAGTCACGAGATGCGCAAAGGATTTGATCCGCTTCCCCAGCCATTCGATGGCTTGAGGTGATGGGTCTTTCACCACGGTCTTCGCTTGCTTCTTCAGCTCCTTGAACATCCCCTTCTGATGGGCACTGTCCAAGCGAGACTCAATGGCATCGAGCGTAGAGATCAGGTCGTGAACCTCCTGCGTCTGTCGGTGCTGCTCGTGAGGTTGCTCGGGGCTGTCATGCCCCTTGGGGCGCGGGGGCTCCGCATCGTCATCCCCCGCGCCCTCCTGGTCGCCGTTCCCGTTGGGGCCCTTCTCACCATTGCCTTGTCCGTTCTTTACGCCCGGTCCCAAGGCATACGAATCATCGTCATTTCCGGGTGAGTCGTCGCCCTCTCCTCCCTCCGCAGCTTCGATTTCGTCAGGGGTCCACTCATGTCGCAGGATCTCCTGCATCTGCTTGATCATACCCTTGACCAGTTTCTTCAGCTCAGTCTCATTGGCGGGGTCAACTTTGGAGGCACCGTCAGGGGTGCCATCGTCCGTAAGCCACCCGGTAAAGTGCTCGTCAGCCTTGCCATCCTTGGCCTTAGCCTTAGGACCATCCTGCCGCTCATCCTTCCCAGACGAGACACTACCTTCAGACGCCTTTGAACTCTTCTCCTTTGCCTGGAATGGCGGCTTGCCTGCTGCCTTGTGCACAGCAGAATCAGCAGCATGATAAGCGTCACCTGCCACACCGCCATGCTTGTACCCCTCGGCAACATCAGCCATCTTGTGCACGAAGCCCAGCCCAGCGTAGGCGGTATAGGCGTTGTTGAGATGTGCATGCAACGCTGCCAACGCCACATGCGTCAGCAACTTGTTGCTTAGCGTAGCCTTCCCCGCCATCGCACCGTGCCCGCTGGCAACGACTGCAGTCGTACCTACCATCGCCCCGATCGCTACGATGGACTCCATGTCGTGCTTGTCGAGAGGCTCCCCCTTCTTCAACTTACCGATGGCATCGGCAGCATCAGGGAATTCCTTGGCGTTGTTCTTCAACCCGTGCCACACCCGATTTACGACAGGGGCGCCAGCCAGCTTCTTGTCCAGCTCCCGCATGGCCTCCTGGACCTTGGCATGACGATCTGCTGCCTCACGCATCCCACTGAAGGGGGGTCCGTTAAGTGCACCTTCTTGACCGGGAACCGGAGGCTGGGCCCCGGGCAGCTGGGCACCGAAGGGCGGCTTACCCCCAGGCTGCTCACCTTCAGGCGGTGCATCGGGCGTGGCCGATTGTGACAACCCGTTGGCGATGTGCTCCTTTAGCTGATTCTCCAAATGATCCATGTGGAGATGGCTGTGCTTCTCATCATCGAAATCGCCGTGAATACGCTTACCGGCAGCCTTCGCATTGTTGGTGATGTCTTTGAAGCGATCCTTTGCAGTCTTACCCCCACGCAACGTAGCCAGATCCGGCTTGCCTCCGTTCTTCGGTGGCGCGCCAGGCTTCTCGCCCGGCTTCCCGTTGGGGCCTTTCACGGGCTCCCACTTGCCATCAGCGACCTTGCGGTGGTCGAGCCCGCTCTCCCGGTGACGCTTGACGGTCCCAATAGGGGAGCCCTGTCCCACAGGCTCCGGCTTCCCCTTGGCCTTTCCCTTCTTGGGAGGAGGTGGCACTGGCGCCGCCTTTGCCAGGTAGCCCGCATCAATGTCGAGGCGCTCGCGCAGATCCATCCCGCGGCGGATCAGCTCAATGATCGCGGGCTTAGGGATACCAGCCTCCCTTGCCGATTTCGACACTGACAGCAGATCACGCGCATCTTCAGCCACCTCACGGATGAGCTTTCCGGCGATGCGCCCTTTCTCAGCGGTCAGGCCGAGCGTGTTCGCCGCATCATCAATCGTCGCGAAGTTGTGTCGCCCCACCCCATTCTCCGGTCTGCCAACTCGCATTATCTCACCCAAATCCTTAGCTGGCTTCTGGTCGCGAGCGACCTTCTCTCGTGCCCATGTCAGGGTGATCTCGGGGTGTCTGCCTGTTTGCCGAATGCGGCTGTCTGGGTTGGGCATGCGAAGGGGAAACCTCGTCTCAACAGAGAGTAGCTGCGCGACCATTAACCCGTCAAGGTCACCACGTCGGACCAGTGATACCTACCCCCTCGCGGGGGCGCCAGTCATCATCCTCTCCGAAAAAGTTGGGCGCACCATCATCTCCCACATCGCTGAAGTAGTCAGCTGTATCAATCTCATCCTCCGCAGAAACGGACTCGCTGCGACTGAAATCAAATGATGCCCCTCCAACCGTCGCTGCCCTATCAGCGATCCAGAGGGCCATTACACAGTCATCGTGTGCTCCGACACCCTGCATCCGACCCTCAGCCCAGCCAAATGACTGCATCTCACCAATGAGCACTTTGATTTGTTCACGCGACTCTATTGCCCATGGCAGCTTCAGCTTGGCATTCTCCAGCAACATCCGAAGGGTAGGAATGCCCTGGTCGAGAGCATTCTTATTGGCGGTGTAGGTCTGGTTCATTCCCCGCCGCTGAGACGTGACCTGCCTATGTCCGCCTCTGCCAGTCGTGTAGAATGCTTTGATCGGCACGTCGCTGGTGCGCACCACCATGTCGGTCACGACCCGTTGGAATTGATTGGCTTCCACGAAGACCATGCCGGCGTCGTAGCGCTTGGCAGTGTCCACCACCAAATCAACCTGGTCCTGGTACCCCAGCCCCTTCTTACGTATAAGGTCGGCCAAGTATCGGTCCCCGTTGCGATCCAGCGCCAATACGACGAGCACAAAGTAGTCGCCCTTGGCAGTGGCAGACAAAGCCAGGTCGACGCCTATGTAGCACTCAAAGCCCCGCTCCTTCCAAAACCGCGGCTGCCCCATGGTGAATGGCTGCTTGATCCCAGGCTGCTCAAATAGGCTGCCAGGGAACAGCGAGGCATCGTCGCTAATGGGTCGGCACAGGTACTCACGCGACCATCGCAAGCTGCTGTTGAGTGTCTTCTTCTTGCGATCCAGCGCCTCCATGTTGTACCGCGCTGGCCACAAGGGCTTACCCACCTCATCCCCGTCCACGTTGATAGCTGGATGCTTGGTCGTCTTGAAGACCCCGCCATCCTCCAGATGGTTGTACAAATCCAGAGCATGGAACGGTGTACTCACAACGATCAGCTGCCCGCCAGGAACCACCATCGGCTCAATGGCTGACAGGAAGTAATCGATAGCCTTGGTGCGGACAGTCTCTGACCAGATCCAGTCGTCATTGCCTACGTCATCACAAATGATCCAGAACGGATGGCCTCCGCGTACCCGCGTTCCAAAGCCTCGAGCACGAATCTCAGAGCCATTAGCGAATCGCAACCGCTTAGCGCTGGCCTTAACCGGTAAGAGATGCTTCAGCTTAGGGTTACCATCGGAGCCGTACTCACCTCCACCCTCCACCTCATCACGGATCTTCTGGAGATGCTCAATAGCCTGCTGCTCGGTCGCGGAGAAGATGTAGCCAACCTTACCGGGTGCCCTGCGATCCGCCATCCAGAGCGGATACGCAAAGCAAAAGAAGTGGCTTTTTCCGTGATCACGGGCCGCCAGGGCTAGGATACGATTCTCTAAGTTACAGACCTTGCCCCATTCAATGTGATGAGGCCCCAACAGAAAGCCACCACCATACTCCTCGGGGCCTCGAAGAATCTCACTGGCGTATGTGGGCAAGAACGCCCTGAGCATTCGTGCATGGGTAGCCCTGAACACAGGATCCCGCGCCCGGTCTAACCGGCTCATGGGAATGCTGGCCTCAGGCGTAGGAGGTAAACGCCGCGGAGGCGGAGGCGGGACCTTCCGGAGCACTATTCGCCATCCACCGGAGCCGCCGGGGTCTCCTTCCCGCTACCGACAGTAACACCGTCCTTCGTAATCGAAAGATAGCGCCCCAAGACCATCGCGGTAAGTGCGGCGTTCGCAGCCATCGACAAGGCAAGCAGGACATACAACATTCGCGTAGAGCTTTTGGCCGCGTCCACCGCAGCCTGCCACGCAGTATCAGTGCGCGCGTCCTGCCGTTCGTCCCGTTTCTCGAGGCGCTCGAATACTGCAGTACCAGGCCCCTTCACGCGCTGCTCTTCTTCGCTCATCGGTTGCTCCGCTGGGACGTAGCTCACATCCTAGCTGGCATTTGCACAACGAGCAACGCCCCCGCCTAATGAGAAGGCGGGGGCGGAGGCGGCCTGAGCCCAGGTGCAGGGGGTGGGGCGGCGGGTACCTTTGGTTCGCGCGATGCCAGCACATCTACAGCGTGGTTCATGCGGGCCTCTTGGAGCTTGATAATGTCATTGCAGGCTTTGGTATACGCACCCTTGTCGTCCTTCACTGCCTTGCGCTTACGAACGGCGGATTCCACAACAACCCGCAGCTCGTCTGTAGTCATGGCTGCCATCTCCTCTCGTTCTTCTTCAGTCAACTTCATGGGTCACTCCAGCCGCATAGGCATAGTCAATGTTTCGATAATCACAGGGGCATCATGATTCCAGATCATCACGGGTGAGGTAGGCCCGGCCACAGCAATGAACATATCGCCACCAGCCGAGGCGACGACGCCGCTAAGCAGCTCCAACCGCGAAGCGTCAATGCCCACAACACCATCCACCCCTTCAGCTTCGGACGTGCCCTCAACAGGCACCTGTCCCAGAAAATCGGCTACACCTTGCTTGCCCTCCATGACCAGCTGTTTGCTCTCCATCGTCAGCTTGAAGGACTGCGCCTTGTTATCAGCCACGACAGCAGCCTGCTTGCACAGTAAAGCCAAATCCGTAAGCCGCACCTGAGCCACAATACGCTCTTTCCCGCGAGCGTCCGTCAATACGGTCGAAATACTTTCGTCAGGGAAGGACGCATCCAATCCAAGGCTCCATCGAATCTCTCCGGTCTTCTCGCCACGCAAGAACAACCGCTGCGGGTCCAGACACAGCTCAGCCGCCGCATTGATGTCCTCGAACACTGCCGGGGGGCATGTAAAGCTCTTCTCGACCAGCCCAGCGATCCAGGCGAAAGCTACCGTGCTTGTAGTCGCAGCCCCGCACCAGTGCTCGGTAAGACGCACCCCATGGAATGGAACATGTGTCGATTTCTCATCCACCACGGTTGCAATCTGCGACAGCGCAGACATCTGCTCCTTGGTCACACCGATCCATCCCCCCTCGGGTGCTTTGGGAAACTTTGGCTCACTCGCCTGTGGGACGGCCTGCAGGGTGTACTTCACCCCTGCGCCCTCCAGTACCAGCTTCCGCCCCTTGCCCGTTGACAGCTTCACCCCATCGCCAATGGCACCCACCATCCGACGTAGCGCGGCACAGTCCACCGCCAAATCAATCCCCACCACAGCTGGACAGGGAATCTCACAGCCCGTGATGTGGGTAGTCGCCCTTACTACACCATCACGCAACACAACCACATGGAGGCTGCGCTCCGTATCCTTCGGATTTGTGTACCGTGCCGCAATCGCCAACGCATCCTTCAAATCAACGCCGTCCATTCGATCCTCCGCTCACTGCCTATATCACACCTCGAGCGCCGACTGCCTAAGCAAGAAAAGCCGCCCCAAAATGGGGCGGCTTCGAGCCGCTGCTACGGGCCCTTAGGATCGTAAGCTAGTAGACTTTCCACGGTCCCGCTGGAACTCGGCGGAGTCGCGCTCGGGGACGACGTCCGGAGCCACCTTGGAGGCCCAGACGTCGAACTCCGTTCGCCACGGACTCACCCCGAGGATCGCGGCCACGTCGGATCCGCCGATTCCGCCGCGGCGCCATTCGAGCCAGTCGGCGCGGTTCACCTGATCCCCCACGGATCAGGCCAGGTCGGATCGGTCAGGCCGAGGATCCGACGAAGGCCGGCGAGGGCTGCGGGGAGGAGGCGCGAGTGGGCATCGGATACGCACGCGCCGGCCTCGTCGGCACTGACCGAGGCCACATCGCCGCAGCCGACGCACGCCACGTGATCGCCGTCGTAGGCCCAGATAGGGCCAGCCCACTCGGTGCCGCACTCGCACAGGCCCCACTCTGAGAGTAACCACGCGCGGGCAGGCCTCGGCCAGAGGTCGCAGAGGTGCAGGTCGGTGAGGGGGAGGTCAGCGGTCATGAGCGCTCCCCACCCCGCAACCGAGCCGCCAGGGTCAGGGCAAGCGCGTGCCGAACCACAGCCGCTCCCGTGACTCTTGCGTCCTCGGACACGCCCCACATCGTACAAACCGGGCAATTCGATTTGACGATCACGAATTCTGCGTTCGTATAGGGCAACCGCACAACCAATTTTCGCCCGTCACCAGGCAACCATTCGATTTTCATTTTGTGCCTCCTTGCTCAGAATCGACTACGTCAACGCGTTGTTGGTGCATTGCAAGCACGGCTTCCCAGCTCGCTAGCTCGAAATCGGTAGAACGATCCAAATCTGTCTCTGGATTGAAGATCCCCATACCCTTGGCAAAATCGAGCATCCTATTAGGTATCTCATTGTCAGTGCAGAACCGAGCGAAACCGGCACACACCTTCGGATGGCGTGCCTCGTTGGTTCCGTGGCAGTTGTGGGCATACCCGCTCCGCAGGTTGGCACCGATAGTATTTTCAAGAAGCTCTGGGGGTAAGCCTACCTCGGTGTTTCGTCGGAAAGGACAGGACCTGCAAGCACGTCGGTTGACGATGGTCCTACGCAGTTCATTGTTGCTCGACATCGCCCACCTCTCTCGCAAAATACTGCTCGGCAATCCCGGGGAAGTCCTCCAGCATCTCAGCCAAGGCAAAGGACGCTTCCCAGCTGATGATCATCCCATCCCAACGCTCAGAGGCGGCCAGCCCTAATCCTCTGATCCGCAAGAGCAGCTGCTCCTTAACGTGGGCTCGCTGCTCACTTTCACGCTGCTCCAGCTTCTGAGCCAAGGTGATAGCCCGATAGCTTTTATGTCCATGTCCACTCACTTGAATCTTCTGGTCAACAGCCAAACTAACGAGACAGCGCCGAATCTGGGGATCCGTCACAGGATCGTTTTCACCTAGTCGTGTCTTCTCCGCATTGATAAATGCGACCCAAGCAGCCACCGAATAGTAATGATCATTACGCTCATGCTCACGCTGTCGCAGCATGACCTCCAACAAGCGCCGCTTAAGCGACTCAACCTTATGCGATACGCGGGTGGTCATAATATCGCCTCCATGCGATTGTAGTGTTGTTTAGGGCGCCTTTAGTTATAGGCGCTTGGGTTGACTTCGCTACGCGGGTCTATGGCGCTGACATCGCCTTCAGAACGGCCTCACGAATTTCCTTAAGGTCGGCACCGGGATTGAGGTTTCCCAGCCGAACCCAGACATAGCCATAAGCCCCCTGAAGCCATTTCGATACCTCGTCCTGAGTCAACCCGAGCCGACGCGCGTGTCGCCCTACGGTAGATGCTAGAAGTAGAGCACGTTCGCGGCTGTCCTCCCCAGCCATTTCGCGACTGTTCTCGTACTGGCGACAAGCGTACGAGGTGAGTTCGTCTGAGGCGGATTGGGTAGTCCTACGGCTAGTCCGCATCGACAGGCCCCATAAGGCCTTTTTCGCCACTCGTTCGCACTTTCGAAGTGCGCGCGATCCGCGCATTTCGTCCGCCATCCATTGCAGGGTCTCGGGTGCGATGCCTGCGCCTCGCAGTGCGGCAAGGGCTCGCCCGGCCTCGGGGCTCTCGTCGGGGGCGCGCAACCACTCGACCGCCACCGCCATCGCTTGTCCGCTTGTTTCGATTCCGTTCATTGTCGTGTCCTCGGACATTTTGTGCTCCAGGTGAAGGAGCTGGAATGCCCCTTCACCTATTCAACGAAGACAACATCCAAAAGGCGATCATTTCCGTTTAATGTCGAAATTCCGGGGAGCGATGACCTGAATGGACAGCCCTGTGTTCTTGGAGCCGTTGACCCTGACACACTTGATCGTCACGTCCCCATCAGGGGTACGCACGATCGCACTTTCGCCTAGCCGCAGACTGATGGTCAGCTTACCTAGATCATCCGCTACCTGATCCATGGGCATGGGAGCCTCCTTTCGCTGCTACCTGCAACAACGCGTTGCTCGATGCATTGCTGATGGCCTGAATTGCTTCCAGCACCCCCTGTCGCCGCATAGACTCAGAGGCAATGCGCTGCACTCCATCCATGTGAAACCGCTCCATGGTGGCACGCACAGCTCCCGCCACTGATGGATGCACCGCTAGGATGATGGCGCCATCAGGCTGCACCAGCGCGTACCAATGTCCGACAGTCAGATCGCTAACCGCCCAGCATTCGATGATGGCGACTCCCTTACCGCCATCGTCACCACCATCAATGACACCACCCCCCAACACCTGGTCCGCTCCAATGACCAGGACCGCTCGCTCCGAACCCCCCTCGATTTGCTTTACCGGCACCTTCACCGGCATCAGATCCTTTGTGCCTAGCATGACTACACCAATGCCATGAGGAATGCACGTCCGGCATACCTTCCAAGGTTTCCGAGTACGCTACCCAGGCGCTGCATTGATTGCTGCGTCCGTTTGATGGCATGGGCTTCAGCTGACTGGTACCTGTCAGCCAGCTCGGTAAGCTGTTCGGCGGTCAGGTTATCCGCCAAAGAGGTAATGTCACCATCCAAAGCGCCAGCCAGTTTCTCGGTGAGCTTCACACCCTCCTCCAGCCCATGAGTAGCGACCCACTCGCCCACGATATCAAGCGCAGTTAAATCCAGCTTGCTCGACGTCGTGTCCTCCTTGGCCGCAAGCTTCAGCGCTTCCATGGCGATGTTGCCCAATTGAGGCAACTGAGCCTTCAGGTACTTAGCCATGGCCTGAGTCATGGTGTTGTTCACATCGATGCGCATCGGATCTCCTAATCACAAAGGGTGCTAGTGGGCGCTGGCTCAGTGGACGGACCTGGATCAGGCTGCTCTGTCCCTCGAGGCGGTGTAATGCCATCCACCGGATACGGAAGGCCCGCAAGCCACAAAGCCCTATGAGCCTGCGCCCGCGCGGACGCATCGATAAGCAGGGCAGGCTTGGCATACTGCTCACACGCATCTCGGTCACCCCGAACCTTAGCCGCTACTGCCGCATGCCGCAAGGCGTCTGCCGCCTCCTCCTGACGTGCAAGGGCAGCAAGTGTCTCAGCGTAGAACGATGACGCGTTCCGCACAACGCTCTTCTTAGGGCAACCGACGAGTAACAGTAGGATGACATAGTGCATTTAGCTCTCCAGTAGAGCGAGCAAGTGACCGCACAAATCATCGGCCGCCTCGATGTACCCACAATCGCAATCGTCGTAGTCGTTCCACGAGGCGCACTCCGCCAGGCAGCTCTCTTTGGGGTCGTTTGCCCGACGGACTGCATCTATGCCGGCACGAAGTCTGGCATTTTCTGCCTTGGCCGCATCCAGCGCATCGGCGCGGAGACGCTCACGTTCACTGGGGACATAGCTGTCTCTCCCTGGATTAAGGGTGAGGGCATGCCCCGCAATACGTTGCAAGGCAGTCTCAATGGTCATCGTGCCGTCGTGCACCTCACGCGCGAGCACTCCAGTCCAGATAGCAATCCTATAGCTGATGTCGGCCACCCTTGGCTCAGACAATCCATCGATGCGATCCGCCCACCCCGTCAACTCCGCTGCCAAAATGACATCCGGGGTCTTACGGGCGTAAGCTCGAATAGCATCCACGGCAGCGGGATCCCGGCTGGGTACAAGGACGAAGCACTCATCCGGCGGAACCTTCCCGCGTGCGTAATGCTGCACGGAGAACTTATCGCGACGGAGCCCTGTCATTTCGGAGGTTCCCGCCACCATGTAAGGTAAGACTTCCCATCCACACGCACCATCTTGCGTCGGTAACCCAGAGCGCGATACACAAATCGCGGACGAACACCCAGCTCCTTTGGTGCATCCTTCGCCAGCTGAGAAGCTGGAACACCGGATTGATGCAACGCAATGATCGTCTTGCGCAGCTGTTGCTCATTCTGCTTCATGGGGGCCCCTCCCCCTCTGTATAGCGCCCAGGGCACGTTTGCCCGATTGCGTCAAGGCAAAGGGCGCGGATCCGGCAGGGCTTTGTGTTGTTCCATCCGCACACGAGCCGCGATCAGATGCTTAAGCCATTCTGCATCCGGGTGTTGCCTTATTTCTACCGGATACAAATCACGCAGATGTGCCAGCACCGCGGCATCTTTCATGTTCCTGATCTTGTGATCGGCTGTCATCTCCCAACAAGCCTGAAAGTGCACATCCGCGCCCTTGCAATCCGGACACACTACCGCAGCCCGGCATGCTGCCTCATTCCGCTCGTGCGCAATCTCAGCAGCAGCTTCAGGCAACCCAGCCTTCACCCGCGCGAGCAACAGCGCATAAATCTCGCCGCGCCGATTTTCAATAGGCTCCTGTTCTGCCGCGGAATCATCATCAGTGTCGCCACCGAAAGCAAAGCCAATGAGGAGGATAAGCATTACGGACTCCTTGGATGTGCGCGGTCCATGATCTTGTAGGTCTCGACCGCAATTTTTTCGATGTCATCAAGGCGCCGTGTCGTATCCCGCTCATAAGCGTCAATGCGATCTTCAAGCTCCTCGACCCTGTTTTCCAATTCCTGATCTGGGGCTCGAATCCACTGAACGAGGCCCCCACCACCAGTACCCAGTAAGCCGCCAAGCAGCGCAAGCAGCGTTCCTGTTTTTACCGAGATCGTAACGGTATCACCGCCACTTTTGACATCAGCTAATGGAGTTGTCGGTGCCACAGTCGGTTGTGTTCCAGGTCCAGTGCTTGGCGGAGTATAAACAGGCGCAGCCATTATGCCAGCCTCGAATACGCCTTCGCGAGAGCGCCAGCGTAATACGCCACTTGACCGGAGCCATTGTATTCCTTCGCGAAAACTTCCCAGTTCTGATCGCGTGCGGCCCACACCAAATCGGCGCCCGTCACCAGGAATCTACCGAATGCGCGGATTTGCTCTGGCTCGCTCTTGAATGCAATGGCCATCGCCGTAGCCGTTGCGTATCCGAGCCGTGCATGATGAGAACCAAGGATCTGAGCCGCACCCCATGACGAGGAGGCAGCCGGCGCCTCGGTGCCCGCCCCTACAGTGACTGCCAGCTGGTAGGCATCCCATTCGCGGCTCTGACCTCCCTCATGGATCCGGAGCCATCCACCAGGGAACAGGGCGCTATGGCCCTCCCATGGTTTAGGACCGTCGATACGGAATGAGCAATGAATACCTGCCTCGAAAGGCTTAGGGATTCGCCTCTTAAGCAGATGCAGCTCCAGCCGGATCACTGGCTTTCCATCCGTTCCCAAGCCGCGTCCCGATGACTCCACCGCCATCACCGCCCGAAGCGACCGCTCTGACACTCCGATCGAATCAGCAACCTCAGCAATGGCCACATCGAGATTGTTCTTCACTGTCGGGATAACAGCTTCAATAGCCGTCAACGTAGCAGGACCAGCAATTCCATCATCTGGCAGCCCAGCGGCTCGCTGGAATGCCGCTACCGCTCGAGATGTGGCAGGTCCAGGGATCCCATCAAGCTTCAATGGCCCGAAGCCAAGGGCTACAAGACGAGACTGCAGGTCGATGATTTCATCGCGGGTCATCAGACACCTCCTGATCCTCAGGTGTAGATAACCTCACAGGTACCACCAGCGCAGCCGCTCTCACCCCCAAAATCGACGTTGTCTTCTGCTTCATGCATCCAGCGGTAGTCCACCGGCTTCATGTTATCCATCAAGAAGCGCCAATGATCATACAACCACACATCCTTTACGCAATTGGATGCCATGGCTGTGTCACGGCTAAAGTACTCGTCAGCCAGCCCCAGCAAACCACCCAGCCAGATGGCTTCATCACGTTGAGTAGTCAATAGCAATGTGGTCTGGGGCGCCGGGAACAAAAGCGCACGGCATGCGGCCCACAGGCCCCCGAAGGACTCGGGCACCGTCACCGCCAGCGACCGAGCCACGGAAACCGCCTCGACACCATACAGGGCCTCCTGCTCCTCCGGTATGAGCACGCCCACAAAGGGGGCCCGCTCAACCGCCTTGTCCCCATACACACCCAGCAAAGCGATGCCAGCGAAGTGTTCCCGGTTGTCGTAGATGTACTGCGCCACTTCATCCCATTCGCAGTCCTGTACATGCACGGTGTTACTTACGCTATGGCGAAGCCACGATTGTGTACACAGCTCCTCGCGTGTCCCCATCGCGACCCAATGACGTTGGACCAAGATCACTCGCTCGAGCATATCCATTGCACTCACGTCAGCCTTGGTCAGCGCATGTGCTGGCACCTCGAATGGGAAGGCAATCAGCTCGGTGTTCCCCATTGCATCCCGGTCGCATGGAAACACCGCATGCTCATTGTGCTTGCGGAAATACTGAAACGGAACCTCCAGCGTGTTGGCTTCGACATGCCGAATCCCACGACGACTGTGATGCGCATGAATACCGCTGGCTGTGTCAAGCATGCAGCTCGATGTGCCTTCCGGCTTGAGGCAAGTTGACCTGGCCGCTGGGTTTATTCCGATGGCGGCAGCCACCTCCGCGTTGATCGTCTTGACGATGGCAGCCCCATGCTCCAACACATCCGGATCAAACAGCACACCAGGCTGATCCATCATCCCTGTGATGCTGACCCCAATAAGCGCTTCGCGACGGACGATATTCTCGCTGATCTCCCCCAAGTAGGGGAATGAAGTGTACCCAGCCTGCAACGTGCCCATGGTGGCCGCTGCCCGGCAGGCGCTGAAGAAATCGGCGGGCTCCTCGCACTTGGCTCCATTGGTGGTGCTGACATTGCACATCTGCCATCCGCTCTCGTGGGCGCCATCCTCGTGCACCCATACCGGCCACATGCCGGTTTCGACACACGGATTAGGCATCTGTTCTGTGGAATCGGTCCAGTAGAACCCAGGATCACCCCATTGTCTGGTGTGCTCGATCAGATCACGGAATGGCTGGTAAGGTGTCTCATCACGCAACAACACCGCACTATTGTTCGATCGCTGCCGTTGACGGTTGGTGGAATACCAATCACCGGTCTTAGCGGTAGCCATCTCCATGTCGTCAGGGCTGAACAACGCAATAGAGGCTGACCGGCGCACGCCACCAGACAACACAGCATCGGACGAATGCATCACAATGTCGTAAACATCAATGGGGCGCAATGCTCGCAAGCCCCTGTCCCAAGCGTTCTGCATCACCTGCTGAACCCGCTCCAACGCCAAAAGCAAAGGCCCCGGTCCTGGGGCCTTTGATCCTGACGAGATCGGCGCACCTTTCGGGCGCACCTGTGATGCATCGAAATTAACCAGGTAGCCCTGGTACTCAGGAAACGGAACATCCCCATCCATGAAACTGGACACAAGGACCCCAAGCGCATCCGCCCAACCCTCTATGCTGTCAGGGATCGTGAATGTCCTGACACCACGACCACCATGACGCTGCAACAGCCTCGGCATTCGTGCGACGTGATGCCGTTGCACGCTGAAACCTGTTCCGCAACCACACAGCAGGAGATGGAAGCACTCCTGAAAGAAACGCGGGCGATCCGCGAACGACACCGTGCAATTGTAAACCTTCGCGTTGTGCTTGATGACCGGCTTTCCACCAAACTGAAGTACGCGCTGCGAACCCAGTGCTCGCTTCTCCAGCATCATCTCCCGTGCATCATCCACGCGCTCACGCACGGGAGCCAGTTTCTCACCGTAGAAATCATCATGCATCCCGAAAACCCGCTCGACCATCTCAGGCCACAACTCCCGCCGTCCTAAATGCTCCAGGTAGTTCGCGTACTTGGAGATCTCGATGTAGGCAGGAAGTTCAGGAGTGGCCATTGATGAATCCTAGAATGAGAGCGGTTACTCGTGGCGTATCGTCAAATCTATACATGCCCTCACGGGAAGGCAAACGACACCTGAGAGAGGGCGATTGCCCCGCCCCTCTTCCCGTCATCCCACCCGCTGCAAGACGGTGCTAGGCAACCCCTGACCTTGGGCACCAGTTCATGACATACACCAGCCGCGAGACTACACAATCGTAATGAACAGCCTCGCATACGTTCCTGAAAGGTAGCCCCTGAGCAGCCTTCAAAGCTTCCACAGCATCTCTGGGTCCTATGGGAAGCGCGGCCCAAAAATGCCCGCATTCGAATTGGCATCCACACATGGAACAGCGTACCCGCATCGCAATGAGCATGTCTTGCTGAGCGATCGGACCTTGAACCGGTAATGATGACATCTGATGGAGCACCAAAAGAGTCACCTCTGCAGCTCCCGCTTGGGTAACACGACCCGTGCAACAAACTCGCGGGGTGTCACCTGCACGGCGCCTGCGGCGATGGCGCGCTCGATCGCCGCGTCGAACAGGTCGAAGTGCTCCCGTGGCGTACCGCGATGTTGCAGCCAATCCTCTCGCAGGCCAACTCGCAGCGCGAATGCCAGTAGCTCACGGGTGCCCTCGTCGCCCTTCAAGGTGCTGGCACAGTGGGCGGTCCGCTGAAAACGGCGGAAGCGGACCGGACGCGGAGTGTCAATGACAATCATGGCTCATCCACCTCGCGCAAGGGGAGCAGCTTAATCCCCTGTGGCGTTTTGTCGTCCTGGTACCGCCCAGTGTACAAAGTCTGATCGCCCTCAATCGAATGGTACGTCAGCTGCGCAATGCGCTGTCCAGGGTAGACAACAAGCGGCTCAACAGTCACCAGCTCAAGGGTCCAGTTACCCCGGAATCCATTGTCACCACGACCGGCTGTCACATGACAAAACAACCCTAACCGACCCATGGAAGACCGCCCGTCAACATAGGGCACAAAGCCTCGCGTCTCGGTGTACTCCTTGGTGGCTGCCAGATACAGCCTTCCGGGCACAAGGATCCATCCCTTATACAAGGAATGCAGCGGTACCTCCTCTGTCGGAGGCGGGCTTTTGCTATTGATGACCCATACCCGTTTAGGGTCACATGGATCGATGACCGGGATCCGGTATCCCAGACGCTTGTACGTCAGCATCGTATTGCCTAAATGCAAGTCGATGCTATTGGGCCCCACCATCGATGAATCCCACGGCTCCACCATGATATTACCCATTGACTGCTGATGTCGGATCTCTGGTCCTGTAAGGATACCCATCATCATCTCCGTGTGTATTGTTTCCAGATTGCACCAGCGGTCATCTCGTGCTGAGCGGCACCACATTCGGGACACCGCAAATTAGCGAGCCGCCCCGATGGCGTCGGATCATCATCGCCCTCGTAATGACGGGATGCAGGCAGTACCCGAAGGCATGACCCACATGAAAATGGAGCACCGCATGTCGGACAACCAGAACCCCCATCCTTCGCTTCTGTGGAAACAGCCGTACCCCGTCCGCAGGTCGGACACTTCCGCTTGGCCGCCCCAGCTAAGTTCGCCACAGTCGGAGGCGCACGGGGGCGTGGGGGCTGAGGCTCGAGGGCCTCGGCCTTAGTAGGGGACGGCGCCACCATCGGCGGCTTCTTGCCCTTGGGCCATGTGCCAGGAACGCGCTCTGCTACCAGGTAGTCTCGCTCGTAGCGGGAATCCTCTGCACCATCGGCCATGAGAACCATCGCTAATGTCCCCCGAGACTCCCACCAAGACACAGAAAGCTCACCGGCCTGCGCAGAAGTAAGATCGGTCAGCTGTTCGATGACATAGGGCTGCGTCCCCGGAGCATTCTTCAAGCGCATCACAGTGACCTTCATTTCAGTTTCAAAGCGTCTAATTTTTGGGCTTCCAGCCCCCTAGCAACCTCTAGCCAATCGTCATCAATCCCTGGTGATGTTGGTGCCGCCGGGACAGCAACATGACGAACGACCTGAACATGCTGCCCAGCTTCAAAACCAATCGCCTGCCCCGCTACACGCCCCCGTTCAAAACCAATCGCCTCTATCTGTCGCACGGTATAGATGGAGACGCCCCCGATAACCATTGTCTGCAAAAAGCTACGATCAGTGTTTTCGTAACGCGAGAACGATAGCTGCATAGCAAGCCGCGAATAAACAGCCTCTGACACGATGATGCCTTCTACCCCATCCATCACCCCATCCATCATCGTGTACGTATCAAACACGTCCCTCAACTGAACGATGCTTATGGCAATGTTGTCCACGCTTGAAGCCCCTGAATCAATGCCCCCCAGCACTTCGATCAACGGTCTCCCAACTGGCTTCTCCGCAGCCGGTTCCCCGATCAGACTCGCTTTATACTCTTCATCTGATTTATCGAAGCGGTCTTTCACTTCAGCACCTTCGCCCGGAGACGACTAGCGAAGTCGTCATCGTTTTCCGTGAAGCGCTCAGGTGGAGGCGCGGGCTTCACGTCGGATACCAAATCGTCTACCAAATCCGGATCCGCTTCATACTCGAGCGATCCGAGCGGTGGTATGGTCTTGGCGGCAGTACGCTTGCCGTGGAGTCGCTGGTTCACCAGCAGCTCACGCTCCTTACCTCTGCCTATCGTCGGCGAAAAATGGAATACAGATGCGCCAAGCTTACATGCCTCAACAGCCGCCCGAATCAGATCGATTGTCTCCTCCTGACCCCCCACCAACATCAGATCACTGTCAGCGATGTCAATAGTTCTAATGATGTTGAAGCCACCGGTTGGTGTCTCCTGGAGCAAGATCGCACCACCCACCTTGGCTGGGGGATGGTTGTCGTCACCCACCTTCACGCGTACCCGAACGGCATTCACCAGCCTTTCAACGCCCACGATCTCCGGGGCAATGACCCGCAAATCATCCAGGGAGATCATCGCTTCCTCGGAGGCGGAGGCGGAACCCGACGCCGGGCTGGTGGCGGTGGAGGAGGTACCTTACGCTTCACACAAATGCACTGATCCATCCAGTTGTCGCACTTGGCACAGATCTCCTCAGTCTTCAATGGTGCCTCAGCTTCTTCCATGTGCTCGCGCATGTCCTCCCACGAGTCAAATACAGGTGCGTCCAGGTCCAGCTTGGTTGGGTCGTACATCCACATCATCTGATGAGGCTGCTCCAACTTCTCCATCAAAATAAGCGCTCCACCACAATGCTGATCCGACTCCACCCCAGCCTCGTCGTGGCAGGCTAACTCACCCATCATCAGCTGCGCTTCCAGCTCGTCCACCCGCTCAGGGGTGAGTGTCGCCCCATGACCATCGCACCGAAAGGGGCAGTTCTCACAGGGCCGGACCATCTCGTATTCCACGGCAGCCTCGCTCTCCTTGCCATATAGCGTCGACCCGTGATCTCACCCATTGTCAGCCCAGATCACACCACCATCAATGTGCTTACCTTGATGCCGGGCGGGAAGACGACATTTAGAATTAGGGTCGACACCAGCAGGCGGGTCAATGTGCATCGGCCCGATGGCCCCACAAATCGGCTTCCATGTCACCCGATCATTATCATGGAGATTACGAACACCGCCATCCTTCTTACGGCGGTCACGGTCCTTGCGATGGCCCTTGCGATGGCCCAACTCAGCATAGGCTGACCCGGCATGGGGCACCCCATCATGCTTACTGGCAGTCCCGGCCAAGCCGCTATGATCCTGCATGTGCCCCGCAAGCTGGTCGCAACGTACGCCACCAGGTCCCGTTGCACGGCAGATGGGCAACACCGTATCACGGCCCTCGTCACCGCGTTCCACCGCATCCTCATGATCCTCGGCCGCCTTCTTCTCCAGGCGGCCAAGCCAATCACTGTCGGATCGGGTAAAGCGACTCACCGAGATCTCCTCCCATTACTCTATAGCTAGAATGGGCCTGGCTGCCTAATCACAGCACATTGCTGTAATAGTCAGCCCACTCCGCGGCCCATTCCCCTTGGAGTATTTCGAAGCACGCATCACACATGTGGGACGTGAAGTTACTCACGTCATCCTCATAGCCACTGTTCTGACGCCGCGAGTAAATCAGTCCCCGACACAACACGGTAGCTTCACGCCCATAACAGCGTATCTCGCCTCGCTTAAGCACCCGGCTTGTGGTTCCGTCATCGGCAAACACCCAGAGCATAACGGCATTAAGCTCGCTAGACCGATACTGATGCGGCGTAACGTGACCCACAGGAAGCTGGCACTGCAGCCCATGCATCTGTGCCAGGCATGGCATAGATGCCATCCAGCCCGACTCCACTATCGCCATATTTTGTTGTGCCTTCCGCTTCAATCGCATGATGTAGCTAACATCGGATTCCACGAACCGTTCAGGCTCCGGCTGGCTCGCCTGACGACGAACGTATGAGAACGCAGGCTTAAAGTAAGTGCCGCCCGCTGCCGGAAGCAATTTGTTATTAAGCCACTGGCACACCTCGATGCTATTACCCCCAACGGCCTCAATGGTAACCACACCCCGAATGCCTCCGAGGTGGTACCAACATTAACTTTTGTCACCTCAGAAGCACAAGCCCACGGCATTCAGATGGGGTCATGGCTCCGCCCCTTCCGCGTAGGCCAGATGCGATAGGGTATCCGGCCAGACCCCACCCCCTGTCCATGCAGCTCGTACGCACATGGGCCACCAGGGAACCGGCGCACCAGCCCCAGCTTACGCAGCCGATTTGTGGATTCATACACCCCTGTTGGATTTACACCCATACGCTCGATCAGCTCCTTGATGGTCGGACCATCCCCCACGTTCACCATGCGCAGAATGATCTCCATCAAGTACCCGACATCAGATTGGGGCATTACTGCGCCCACCAGTCCCGGCTTGGTGGCCCGTGCTGAGGCAAGGAGTCATCCCTAATCGCACGGACAGGCCAAGGCCGCTCGTTAATGCCAGGGCCACATAACTCCCGTTGCAACCACATACGCCCATTCGCTTTTTGTGTTTAACGGAATCGGAGGCAACAGCGTGCGCCCCAGGAGACGACTGCTAAATGAGCTATCGCTATTTGCAAAGCGGTTGAAAAGCAATGGTTCCAAAGTGTTACTCACGTCAATCGCAGCATCCTTCCATGCCCGGTCTCGTCTCCGGGTAGGATGAGACTAATTGGACGATGAGCGGGATCTGGCCGATGCCATCAACCTTCATCCGCTTCTTGTCGTAGGTGTCTACCTGGCCAGGCAGGAACCACATTCCGTCGCGCGGCGTCGGGAGACGCTCCGCCAAGCCAGCCGTGAACTCCGCCTTGGAGAGCGGGACTGGAACGTGACGCTGGACGCACAGCGCGACGAGCCGGTCGAAGAGCGAGTCGGTGGTGCGCTCGGCGACCACCTCCATGCCTCCTGCAGACTCCATCGTGACGACGATCTTGCCCAGGTGCTCGCGGACAAACTCCCACGCCAGATCAGGGCTGCCGGCCTCCCCGAGACGGCGCTCCAGTCGCTCCGACGGCTTGTAGCACGACACCACCAGGTCTTCCTTCACGGCGGTGCTCGTTACTTGTCGGTACGACCCCTGTTTCTTGTCGAGCATCCGCACATCGGCCACGATGAACCCAGACTCGCCGATGGCCTCTTGAATCGCGTTCCACACCGAGTTGTGAGAATTGCTGAATACCATCGTCATCCACCGGTTGGGCTTCAGGACGCGGTGGTACTCGCTGAACGCGGCACGCATCAGCTTGCCGTAGTCGTCTACACCTTTGTGTTTGGCGCGATCGACGATGGCTTCTGGGGTCGCCGCCGTGAGGATACGGTGCCACGATTCAACCAAGTAATTGAGGTCGGCGTAGTAGATATTCTCGCCGAACGGCGGGTCCGTGAACACGTAGTCGATGCTGTCGTCCGGCAGCGGAAGCCGTGTGGCGGTGCCCGTTGACAGCATGACCGCCCCTGACTTGGCGAAACGGTGCTGGAAGGCGGATACCAGCCGGTCCGCTCGACCCCCCAACATGTATTCGGGCGAGCACTCGGAGTGCTGCGACGGAACGTAGTAGACGCCGTTCAAAGCACGGTTCACCTGAGAGAAGTGAGTCGGGCTGTACCGATTCAGCACGGCCGATCCCCAGATCGACTGCTCCACGAACCAGAGGAGCGCGTTCCTCAGCCTGTCGTCAGGCTCGGACGACGCCCGGCGCCAGAGGGCACCCAGGGCCTGGGCCGCGCGTGGGAGGAAGAAATGGTGAACGTGCGTGATGCCGTACTTCTCCATCCGGGCGCGTTCGTGGGTCATGTGCATGTACGGAATCAGGGTGGTGGGAACTTCCTTCGGTAGAGGGAGAACCGACACTTTTTGTAGAAGCGCGAGGTCCGCAGCGTCCGGCTTCTTGGTGTACCGCTTGTCCCCGATGCTGTACCGGATCAACACCGGCCGGCGGAGCGGTCGCTGAACAACGGTTCCAAGAACTTGATCGAGGTAGCCCTCGGTCACCCGGTCCATCCCCGACTTCCCAACCTCCGCCCCGCAATGCGGACAGGGGAACTTAGATTTCACCTTCCCGTCGGCCAACGCTTCCTCAAGAAAGACGATTTCGCCGGTACATTCACTACAGGCAAAAACGTCGCTCCACACGGTGAAGTCAATCTTCCCCGGACGCCCATCGGTCCCCATCGTCCGGTACATCCAACCGACGTCGTTCTCAACGGCATCGAGGAGTGCCCGAGCCGCCTTGTCAAACCGTTGCACGTCGAATGGCACGTTGAAGCCGTGGCCGATGAACGTAGCGGCGGGGCCGAGGTCGTTGAGAACCGCCCGTCGCGCCCCCCATTTCGGCTTTCCAGAGCCCTGTTGTTTCCATTCTTCCTCGATCTTTCCCCGGTAGGCGGGTGGCGCGCTTCCACACCATTGGGCTGCTACCCCCATAAGCCCCGAGCCGGAGAATCCGTCGAGGACGATGTCGCCGGGATCGGTGTAGTGCAGGATGGAGGGGACGATTGCCAGGTGTGGCACCTTGGTATGGTACCCGTGCGCCTTGTACAGCGAGTCGGTCTTCCCCACCTCGGTGTCAACCGCGAAGGGTTCGCGCGAGTACCCATCATCGGGCCGGTAGGAACGACCAGCCCACTTCACGAATTCACCGAGGAAGGGGTTAGTGCAAGCGGTGTACCACGGGGGATCGGAGAGGCGAAGAATGTCCTCGTCGGACCCCTGAGGGAATCCCGCCTGGTCCCGGAACCCCGGCTCCTTCAGCTTTTCGGCGAGAAGCCCCTTGAAGTGCTCCCGTCGCTCATTTTCGTCCTTGAAGCGCAACCCGAAGACCTCGACGCCGTCGCTGGGTGCGGGCGGCTTTCCGCCCCCCGTCTGTTCAGGTACCTCCAGGAAGGACGTCTGCGCTGACTTGGTACGGGTGTCTTTCGATGGCATGGGCTCAGGTCTCATGGTCAGAAGGAACAGGCTCGGGCTTGGCCGCCCGGAGGATGAGGATCTCGTCGCAGCAGCTACTCCAGCACGCACCCGAGTTGTCAACGGCCTTCGAGCACGCCGTCTGCCTCGGGTGAGAGGCCAAATCCACCATGACAATTTCCATACCAGGCCTCTTCACCAAAAGTTTCCCTGGACTCACCATTCCTTCTCTGTATAGCGCCCGGTTCGCCACTGGCCCACAGCTCTTTCGCCATCCCTTTCTGTGGGGGATTTTGCATCACATTTAATACAGGGTCATTTCCCTTTTCGCGATTCGTTTCATGGGCTGTTGATAGGGGGCCCGGGGTGCGTGGACATTGGATGACGCAGGCATTGGATTTGCGGGTAGGGCGAACATGGGGAAAGGGATCATTGGCTTACATGGGGAAAAGGATGGGACACGCATTTGCGGGGCCCTACAAACGAAAGCTGTAGGGGAACCCATTCGGGCATTTCAGACCCGGTGCCCCCTCCGGTGCCCCCTCCGGTACCTATACACGACCCCTAATGCACCCCTTCTACCATGCAATGCTTGGACCGTTTATCATTCGCTTACGCGATGCATGAGCGTTAGCTTACGCGTACATAAAGCATTGGCTTACGCGTTACATGAGCGTTAGCTTAGTGGGGGCTACGCCCCTTGCTTAGCATTGTCTTAACGTGTACTTTCCGCATGCGCTTACGTGTGCAATTTCGCCATGCAAGTTGCCATCGTTCGGTACATGCGATTAGTGCTAGGATGGGCCTGGCGGGGGCGCATGGTCATGCCCCCTCCCGCAACCCGTCTTTCCGTAGCTACGCCCCAGCATCCCATGGTACCCACTCATCCCTACCGTGGTTCCCACATCCCAATGGTCCCCCTACCCTCACTACTCCTCACTACTCCCGCTCTCTCCTCCCCTGCCCTCCTTTGGGGCTACTGGGCTACTGGGGGCATGGGGCAGACCACTGCTGCTTTGGATTAGGAGGCAAGGGGCGGGGGAGGATGAGCGGATGGATTAATGGTGGCGGTTCTAGTCCACATCTAGGGGGTGGATTTCATACCCCCGGCTGATTGGCTATGCCTTCCCGCCGCGATAGGCCCTGACTGCGTGTCCTTCGGGGGTAAATCCTCCCCGTCGTGGATTCGCCACTCGTCCCACCATAAATGTTGACGGGATCTCGCCCCATAATCTACTCGTCATGCAATCAAACACGATTGATAAGGAACGCGATCGCGAGGTTCTTACCCTCT